ATGTCCTTTGTCAGTGTTAGGTCGTTTAAGGTGTGATACACAGATCAAGGTAATGCCTGTCTCTTGTACCAATGTGCGTAGGCGAGTCATCAAGACATCAATAGACTTGCGCTCGTCATTCCCGTCCATACCAGAAACCACGAGACTAATATGATCGAGAAAGACCACACGACAGTCACAAGCACGGGCCATATACCGTATACGATTGAGTACATTATCAATGGCAAGAGAGCCAAAATGGTCAAAGAGAAAAACACGATTAGTTCCGAGAGTAGCATCGAAGGCCTCCTTCAATTCTCGTTCTGTGACTTCGGTGTCAGGCAAGTGCAACTTTTTATTTGCATGTAAGGACATGATGGACCTCGCTGTCTTTCGCACTGACTCTTCAAGGAACATTCCTCCGACATTCCACTTTGTTGTTTCAAGGATTCTAAACAAGATTTCTCGTAAGAATTGACTCTTTCCAAGGCCTGATCCAGCTGTAACTGTAATAAGCTCAGCCGCTCGTAAACCGTAGAGGAGCTCGTTGAGTCCCTTAAAGGGGTAGAAGGCTTCTGCGACAGGTTCAGGCTCAGATACGCTGTCCCAAAGTGTTGAGGCTTGGATGATCCCATCGGGTACATAACTCTCAGCTCTCCACCACTGGTTAACGTATTCAGCTCCTCGTCCGTTAATGAGGTAATCACAGGCATCTTTGCACTCCTTTAAATGTTTAACAATCTTAACCTTGTTACCGAACAATTCAGCAACTTCTTTAGCAGCCTTCTGACCGGGCTCATCAGCATCAAAACAGATCACGATAGTCTCGAAGCTATCTAGGTACTCATACTGAGCCTTGCAGTCTTTAACAGCCGCTGAAGCCCCGTTACGGATGCTCACAGTAGGGTATTTGCTGCCTGTCATCTGGAATGACGCTAATGCGTCTAGCTCACCTTCAACGATGGTGATGTACTTGCCTTCCTTCTGGAACAGAGATTGTCCAAAAAGAGTAGCTTTGTTGAAGTTCCCTGCAATGGAGAATGTCTTATTCTCAACGCTACGGATCTTCTCAGCTACCTTAGCCCCTGCTTCATCAAAGTAAGGGTAGTAGTGCTTACCGTCAGCTTGAGTGACGCTAAAGTATGCACAAGTATCACGTGAGATACCACGATCTACGATAGCCTTAGCTTCCCCTGTTGTTTTCATTGTAAAAGCCTTAATCTTTGTTTGTGTTGGAGCTACGTACTCATCGTCACCACGTCCGTAGGTGTTACAGGCATGGCAGTACGTGTGACCGTCATCGTAGAAGCTATTGGCATCAGAGCTACCGCACTTAGGGTTATCACATGGTCCATGACGTAGGAACTTACTTGCAACTTTGAGATTCATTGTTAAGCCTTTCACAGATGTCGATATCCATCTCATAGACTCGTAAGCCTAGGAGTTTCTTCTTTTGATGGTAAACCTCACGCTTGCGTGCATTAGCCCTGTCCATTGTTTCACGCTTGAACACTCTACGCTTCGTTAGATGTTCCTCAGGTGCGCCGTAACTGTAAGGCCATTTACCTTCAATGTGTATTGACTTAATTGTAGTCATCGTTAATCAGCTCCTGAGTAGCTCCACAATCATCACACTTGCCGTAGTTCCAATGAGCTGCTGAGTACATAGGTCCACCACATACGTCACAAGTCCATTCTTCCTCGCTGTAGTCAACTTCATCATGTTCGTTCTCATTTTCATTCATTGTTGTGTCTTTCTTAGGTTTAAAGATTAGATCCCAATTATCTCGGATCTTACTTGCGTCTTCCTTACGCCTTCCTGATCCTTTACCGCCGTCGCTATGGCTCATAGCTTACTCCCATCTCCGTGTGTACTCATAGCTTCACGTCTTCCCATTGTGATAGGTCTTGAATGATGTCTGCTAGAACGCTCTCAGACATCCCTTTGTACGCTGTGTACCCTGCCGTAGCAGCTTTGAGACTTTCGAGCATCTGACACGCCTCAAGACCCTTCAATGCACACTTATGTGCAAAGGCTTGCTCAGGTTTAGACAAATCGTATGTTAATGTTGCAGTTCCACTCATTTTAATGACACCTTTACCAAAGTTAAAACAAAGACAAACAAGGAAATCACCATTTCTTTTCCCCCATTGCTGCCCGTAAATCTGACGTTACTTTATCCCATCCATACACGACAATCAATTCAACAAAAGCATTCATTGTGTGGACATAATGGGCTTCTTCTTGCATTAGAGACAACTCTCTAACTTCTTCTTCATGTTTAGACATAGAATCTTTCATGTTATCCCCTCTTTACTTTAATGATGCTACTTAGTATGACTTTATTAAGTAGTATCTTTAATAGTGTATTTACATTAAAGTTAACTTGCATAGTCATCTCCGTAGTTCTCATGAGTATCATGATAGCTATATAGTGCATCAATGTCTTCTAGGGAATCCAGTGTGTCCAGATCGTCTTCTGGTTCTGTATCGAAGTCTTGTTCAGTCATCAACTCTTTACGGTCAATCGTAGGTATAATTGTCTTCACATCTTCAAAACAAGCTTTACATAAGTCCAAGAACTTAAATGTCACAGCGTGTTTGCGTGTTGCTTCGTAGTCACTGAGCAAACGATCACAATTTAAACAATGCATTTTAAGAGCCTTTCAGTGGTTAGAGTGTCGCGGAGTTAGTCCAGAAGCTTTAAGAGCCTTCTAGGGTGGTTTTAATCGATTCTAGAGGTATTCTCATCACATAGGAGCATCTGGTATCTGTTCCCGTTGTTGTTTATTGTATTCCTCTACTTGCTTAGGTGTCCATGGCTTAGGTGGACATTCAGCAGGGAAAGGCCAGTTGCTTACTACCATAGATCCTCCGCAATGATGTAATCGACAAAGTAACAGACAAAAATCATAGTCATAGTTCAATACCCATTGTTTTGTTTACAGATGGCTTCAATAGCCCATGCGAAATCATAATTGTCGCTGTGTTTCAGACAATCGTCAATCTGACCCTTAGTTATTTCTACCCAAGGTTTACCAGCTTCACCAGTAAAGTAGATTTCACCACAATCTAGGCACTGTTTAGCCCCAGTGAATCCGATATTAGCCCAATCCCAATCAATAGACCCACATTTAGAGCATTTATGCGTTGGACACTTCATTCTATTAACTCCCTTGGTATCTCGACTTCAGCGCCGAGCTCTGATGCAACGTGGCAGCGCATGGCTGCAATGAGTGGTGTGTCTGCTTCGTAATTGTGGTGTGGGTGTTGCTCTCGGTGTGCCCACCATATCCCACCCTCTTTGCTTAAATTGATTCCCTTGCGCTCAATAATCGGGCCACCTAGCTGCCAAGAGGTACTCCATTTGTGTACACCAAACATACGGCGTCTAACTGCAAACTCGGCGGCCTTAGCTGTGTCTTTTGAATATCCTTGACACTTAGCCACCGCCCAATCAAGCGCAGCTCCTGTTAGTTCTGCTGTCTTCATTCTGTCACTCCCAAGTCATAGCTAATATTATCCAAAGTATCCCCGAATTCATCCCACTCACGGTAAAAGTCTAAGTCGTCAGAATCTGCTATCTTACTGAGCATAGGTGAGTACTTTTCCATTACCTTTTTGGCTTCAGACAGTAGGTACAGTAGTTCATCACGTGTAGAGACTAACTCGTCACATAATGGGTTACCTTCAGACCATAAGCGGCGCTCAAGGCTGATAAATTCTTGATTGTTTAGCATTGGAAAAGCTCCTCTAAAGCGTCTTGAAGGCCGATAGAATCAGTGAAGGTAGCAGAGGCGCTATCACCCCACCAATGGCCCTCTACAGTGTTTGTACGTGTATTAACCCAGATATTAGGGCCACCGAAGGCAACGAGCACGCGAGCGCCTAACAAAGTCTTGCGATCTGAGGCGACAATGTATTCAATATCTAAAGCGTCTTGAAGATAGTCAAACGCAGAGCATTCGTCGCCGTCGTCGTTACGGTCGAAGTCAGCTTCACTGATACGACGCGCGATATCGTTAACGTGGTTGATTAGGTCTTGATTAGTGTTTGACATGGTATCGATCCTTGATAAGTTATTGAGTGAGTGTTTATTATAGCGTCATCCAGATAACCAGAATGGCCACTGCGTACAAGATATACAAGATTTTGTCAGTGAGAGTGCTTTGCATTGTGAGTACCTTTGAAGGCTGGTTAAGATACTTTTACTTAGCAGATACCGTGCCAGCCTATAATTTGTAATACTTATTTATCCAGTGTCAGCAGAGTAGCACATAATGTAATACTAAACTGTACAGTGTAGTGTATAAACAACACCCATTACTGGTGCATGATTCCCTTTGATGGTGCATTATTGCACCTTGATAGTGCATTGAGTTGGCATGATAGTTGCTTAGGTTACCCTTGATTGTCTACTCTAGTGGTGCTTAATAGGTGCTACTTAGACACTCACTCTGCTAGCCTATGGAGTCTATGGAGTTAATGATAATGATTCTCATTTGCTACTGACTTGTTGGTCATTAACGCTACCGCTGATGATGGGGGGAGGGGGTCAGCTACTGTGATTACTTTTGTGGGAGCCTCTAAAGCATACAAAAAAGTAAATAAAGAAAAGACATATAGAAACTAAAAAGTCTAATAAAATCAAGGAAGTTATGGACTAAGTAGATCTGTGGTGTAAATACAACACTAATGTAGACCTAATCTGGACACAGGAGCAATGCCATAGATCTCATGAGGGCTATGATGTGGACACAAGAGGTCTATGAAGATAGAACATAGCGTGGATCTAGAGTGTAGACTCTAATCATGATAGACTATAAAATAAATATGTAAAAGTACTTGACAAAGCTAAAAAGAGGTATACAATACTCTATGAAGGTAATCCTTCCAAGAACTCAAATGAAGACTAAGTAGACAGGCTACTCAGTTAATACAGGAAGTTTCTAAGTGAGTTACTTCTGTGTCTAGCTTCCTAAGTTGGACACAAGAGGTAATAGAAGTAAATACAATAATTTATATACTTCATTTAGATTCTTGCTTCTAAGTTAATGTCTTAGATCTTTAAAGTACTCATAGTAGTGGGTATCCCTATTGTTATCCCTTACTATTAATAGTCAATCTCCTTAAAGGACAAAGATGACACAAGACGAACAACCAGTAGTTAAACGTAAAGCAGGTAGACCCAAGAAGGGTGAGATCGTAGCAAAGAAAAAAGGTAAC